ACGTCGTCCTTGCTCATCGGTCGTCACTCCAGATCGAGTAGGCATAGAGAACAACACAGGCACCGATCACGGAGCCGACGAATCCTGCCGGGTGGCCGCCGAACGGCAGACCGCCGACGAACGAGCCGACCACGCCCAGGGCGATCGTGGGCACCCAGCCGGCTGGGCACTTGCCGGGCATGATCCACTTGGCGACGCCGCCTGCCATCGCACCAAACGCCAGGAAGATAAACACGCTCACTTGGCCACCTCCATCCAGTTGCCGTTGTGCAAATCTCGGTACTTGAAGCCGCCGACAGAGCCGATCGCGAACGAGTCGCCTTGAGCGATGATGCTGGTAGCGTCTGCCTTGGAGATCCAGAAGGAGCCGTCGGGCTGATCCGGCGGCCACTTGGGGCCTGAGCAGAAATTGCCCCAGCTATTCAGGACCAGCACGCCGTCGCGTCCGCTGGTGGCTGCGTGGCGACAGCCCACAATCACCATGCAATGGCTCCACGTGCCGCCACGGGGCAGGAATCCGTCCTTGTCCCTGACGTTGGTTGCAGCAAATCCGACGTTGCTGCAGATCGGCACCGGGTAGCCCGATTCGATGCTGGCCACAAGCGAGTCGTAGTCGTTGATCTGGGCCACGGCTGTGGCGGTGTGCTCGTGGGCCAGGCGGGCGAGCTCGAGCGGCGGGCCGCTGTTGCCCCATTCTCGACACAACGGAATCGAGTAGTGCGACAAATCGACGTTGCCGTACTTCTCGCGGTACAGGATGCCGCCAACTGTCGGATCTTTGCATCGACCGGCGACCCAACGGGCAGCGGCCGCGCCGTACGATCCATCCGAATAGCCCGCCCCCGACAAAACCGGCGGGAGCCTTCCAAAAGTGCGGGATCCGCCATACACCGCTTCCACGCTAACCATCTTGGGTGGCGCCGGCAGCTCGCCGGCTGCCCATGACACGCTTTGCCCGACCCAACTTCCCATGGCCCAGCCATTGCCGACGCACGTGCCCGCGTTGCCCTGATTCCAAGGCGCGAATGGCTTGCCATACACGGCCCGGCTGGCCTTGTCGGCGGCACGATAGAGAAACGTGTCGACGCCCTTTGCCTTGGCGACTGCGTCTGCGCCCGCCTGGCGGAAGTTTGGCTGCTCGAGCTCGTCAAGAAACTGTCGCGTACCGACAGGGTCGGGCGTGTAGCCGTAGTTCGTGTTGCCGGTGATCGCACGCTCGGCGTGCCACAGCGCCCGCGTGGCCATCCACGCGGCCACGGCCACGAGGATGCCACCGATGATGGCACGCCACGACATCGGGTCGTAGACCAGCAGGTCGCCGTTTTCATCGCGCGGCATCGTTTGCAGCCCTCCCGACGTCACGGAATGCGGAGACCCACGCCGACTGCTGCTCTGGCGTCAGAGGCCCGCCAGACGTGCCGGCGACCTGGTCGAGATACGCCTTGACGGCATCGCGTGCGTAGGGCTGCCTGGCACCGAGCGACACGCCGCGGAGACGGGCCTCTCGAGCTGCGAGACGCAGATCCTCGATAGCCGCCCCTGTCTTGATCCTTGGCTCGGCCTGCGCCCAGTCGTAGTCGAGCACGTTGGCCAGCTCGTCGCACAGGGCACCGAGCGTGGCGGCGTCCTGGCTGGCCGTCTGGCCGATAAATTTCCCCTTGAGCGTGAAACCGTTCGGCGGCTCTGGATCCGGGGCAGGGGACGGCGTGGCGTCCATGTGCGGCATGTACATGGCAGCGGCTGCCACCAGCAAGGCAACTGCCACCGCGCTCTTGGCGTCCACGGCTGGCATTTCCGTTTTCGCGAAAAGCGAAAGCAACCGATCGGCGATCTGCTTGCCCGCGATCAGATAGACGGCTCCGAGTACGAACAGTGCGGAAATCATGTTGAGCTCCTGAGAATCAACAGCAGGGCCTCTACGGCACCAGACGCGAGCGAGAGAACGAGGACGCGAGTGGCCGGCCGCAGGATCATCCACGCGGGCCACGCGGCCACGGGAACAGCCTTGTCGGCCAGCGAGTCGAACAGCACCGCGGCGGCCGCCATAGCGACATCGCGTTTCTGCTGGCCCGTCAACGTGGACACAGCCTCCAGGCCGTCGACTGCCATGTAGAGCAACTGCACGAGCAGTCGGCCGAACTCCTGCCAGGTGAGCCCGTCGCGTGCCTGCTCGCGGGCGGACACGAAAAACGCGTTGAGCCGAGCCGACACGGTGGTGATGGAGTCTCCGGCGTTCATCGCTTGCGGCTCCAGATCTCGGTGGCTGGCACGAGTCTCTTCCTGCGGGCGTGGCAGCAGGTGCATTCCAGACGCTGGACCTGGTCGTCGCCGGCACGGCGCGACGTGATCACGCGGCAGCGGCTGCCGCACTTGCGGCACGACCTACTTGATTCTTGGTGCATTCGACTTGAGCCTCGCAGAGATCAGCCGGGCGGAAGCTGCTGTCAGTGCGTAGGACCAGCGGCGGCGCTTATCGGCTGCGTCGTCGGCGGCTGATCTCGACTCGGTTGCCACGATCCCTTCCGGGTAGTCGTCGATCCACACGTCGACCGCGATGCCGCGAGTGGCCGCGGCGTCTCGCTTCTGCGTGGCCGAGCCGCACAGCACAATCTCTCTGATGTCGAGGCCAGAGAATGCCGCCCGGATCTCCTCGACGTTCTGCTCCGTCTCTTCACGTCGGCTGATGCACACAACGCGGTTGCCGCGCTCGTTGGCAAGTTCCACAAACGATCGCCACATTCCCGGCGCGGCCGTAAACGTCCGGTCGTAGTCAAGCGAGATGACGAGGCCTGAGCCATCGGCACGCTGCTGAATCTGCTTCACGGCAGCCTTCCAAGCGTCGAGCGATCGGAGGGCGGCCGATGACTGCGGGTAGGCCGGCCGGGTCACGACAGACACGTCGTACAGGTTTCCCACCTCGCTGATTGTCCGCACGGCAGACCCGTCGGCCTCCTGCGTCCACGACTCGCCGCCGGGGGCCACCGAGAACGCGAAGCTGGCCCCGTAGAGATCACCTCGACGGACGAGCGTCACGATGTCGCGGCCGAGCGTGGTGTCGGGCGGGCTGATCGAGTAGGCCAATCCGCGATCGCTGATCGCCAGCTTCAGCGTATCGTTCGTGGTACGGCCGATCGGCTGGCCCACGTGGTCGAACAGGGCCACGACGTCCATCCCGCCTCGCGGGTCGTTTCGGTGGCGGCCGACAATCTTGTCGAATGCGGTGGGGGCAAAGACCTCGCGGAAGTTGCCCAGGTCTTCACTTTTGGAATTGAACGGCGGGCTGATGCCCTTAATCGTCGGCGAGGCCGCGGATCGCTCCTCGAGCTCGATCGGCTCGACGACAGACGGAACGTAGCGGCGTTCGATCGACACTTCGTTTTCAGCCATCGGTAGGCTCCATTCGCGGAATGTCCTGCGGCTCAATCGTGTCGGCCGGAAACTGCGTTTGCGTTTGGTTAGGCTGAACGTCAGGTGCGTTTCCGGTGGCCGACGTGCCCAGCGGCGCGAAACCGAGCTGCATGTAGGTTGAGTTGGCTGCCGGGTTCTCGAGCAGGTCGAGATCTTCAAGGTCTCGCAGCTCGTTGGGCGAGATCGCGCCGCAGTTGAATAGGAACTGGTACAGGGCCACGCGGGCCTGAGTGTCGCCACGCAGTAGTGCCCGGCTGTCGAGCCGACAGTAGTGCCGGCCGTCCATCGGGTTGTCGTAGGTCCTCAAAATCGACCGGTCGATCGCGCCCTCGAAACGCTTCTGCCACGGCAGCAGGCCGAACACGTGGGCGGTCACGAACTCCTGCTCGACGTTGCTGTACTTCGCCATCGCGTCGTCGCCCAGCAGCGTGGTCGGGATGCCATAGACTCGGGCGATGTCGGGCAACATCGACTTGCGAAGCTCCATAAACTGGTTCGCTTCGTTGCTGTTGCTGTCGATCGCCTTGAATTGCGTCTTCTTGGGCAGGATCGCAGTCGACCCGCGCTTCTTCGGCCCGCCGTAGATCTCCCGCCACTGATCGCGGAACCGGGCTTGAGCCTCGGCCGGGATCTCTTCCTGCGTCTCAATCACGCCGTCTGGCCTCGCTGAGTTGTCCCAGAACGCAGCTGCAGCGATGTCCAGCTTCCTGGCCAGGGCGACGCTGGTGGCACAGAGCTCAGCCGGGAGCTGTCCCTCGTAGCTGTTGTCGCTGAGCCAGCGGTAGTGAACAATCTCCGACTGTTGAAAATCCTTGTACGTGCCACGCGGCAGCAGGTAGCGGTAGATGAGCCCCTCGGCCCCCTTCATGCACGTCATGCGGCTCGGGTGTAGCGGCTCAAGCGACGAACAGAATCCGCTGTCGCCGGCGACGATCCGCGAGTAGGCCCGGCCGTACAGGGCCAGGTGGTAGCTGGTCGTCTCCTTGTACTCAAAATCCGACTGCCACAAGTTGGGCCGCCACGTGAGAACGTCGTAACAGGGCAGGTCGTGGGCGTGCGTCTTGGGGAAGCCCGGCCGCCGGCGGATGATCTCGGTTGGCATGCACGACAGCGACGATGCAATGAACCGCACGCAGGCGAGGATACAGGTGACCCTGACTGCCACCTCCGCCGACATCGTGTCAGC